TGACCCGGATAATTTTAATACGCAAAGTGACGATTTTTTTGAAGATCTACCCGGCGCCATAACCGATATCAACGCGGTTGCCGGTGAAATGAACACGGTTGCAACTAGTGTTGAAGCCGACGCGGCCGCTGCAGAGACAGCACAGGCAGCAGCAATTGCAGCATCAGGAGCAACCGAATGGCTGATCGGAACTACATATGATGACGGTGATGTAGTTTGGGGATCTGATTCTGCAACTTATAGGGCAGCCCAAGGAAGCAATACAGGCCATGATCCGGTTGGAGATGGTGGTACATGGTGGGTGGAAATATCTAATTATACTCATACAGGTGATGTGACGGGTGCTACTGCCTTGACTATCGGAACAGATAAAGTTCTTTATACACACACCATAGGTAGTTCAAAATCGCTGACTCCAGTAACAGACTCAGCAGCAAACTTCGCAGCAAACTTTACCGGAGCTAATCTTTACGGTGGAACGTTTATATGTAACGTAACTGGTACTTGTCAGCTCCCATTAATGGTAGCCGGAATGAATTTCACAATCATAACACTTGGTGCAATCGAAGTAGTTGTAGATACAAATGCTAACGATGGTTATCTTATGGATGGAACAACAAACGCTGAAGGCAAGAACATTACGAACTTGTCAACCGCTGGAGATATAGCAGTCTTTCAATACTACACAGCCGATGATTGGCTTATCACTACTAATGGTTGGACAGCGGAGGCATAATGAGTATTCAATTAATGCATAAAGCGGTTCTTGCAAGGCTTAGAGCTTCCAGTTCCAGTTCCACTTACGGCGTTTCATGGGACGAGTCAGCAGATACTTATGCAAGAACAGAAGATACACTTGGCGAAGCAGTAAGTACAACACTGTCTGATGCTTTATTACCTATTCAAGCTAATATGAAACGATGTGTTATTAATGATTCAGGAGTCGTACAATATTATCTTGATGCAAGTGATTCAACTCTTAAAGAAGATGGGACAACGGCATCCAATCTTGACGGTACTGATGGTCAGGTTATGGTTCAGATACCTAAATTCTGGTACAAGTATGGTTATGCAGGCACTACCCATACCTGGGAAGTATCAACTACTGAAATAGATGGATATTCAGTTCACCCTGCTTTTATTAAAAATGGTGAAACGGTTGATTATCGTTACATAGGAGCTTATGAAGGAATTGGCTGGGATAATGGTACAACTGCATATATTGATTGTGGTACAGAGCCGGCTAATAATTGGGCAGGTGGTGCAATTGATTTAGCGAATGATAAACTCAGTTCTGTGTCTGGCAAGGCTCCCATGATGGATGAAACCAGAGCAGAATTTCGAGCGATTGCAGCAAATCGTGGAACTGGCTGGAGACAGCAGGACTTTGATTTGGTTTCTGCTATTCAACTTTTATACTTGGTTGAATATGCTGACTGGGATAGCCAGTCAATGATTGGTGAAGGCAGAACAGCTTTATCGGGTGGGACTTGGGTAAAAGATTCTTATATTGGTGTTACTGGTAAATCAAATGGTGATGGTAACGGTACAAATTCAGTTGGCGGAAATACTAATAATGCCTACATGACGTACCGTGGCATTGAAAATTTCTTTGGGAATATTTGGAAATGGGTTGACGGTATTAATATAAATGCAAATGTGCCTTATGTTTCAAATACGGATACTAATTTTGCAGACGACACAGCAACGAATTACACAGCTTTGGGAATTACACTTGCAAATGCAAACGGATATCCAGTTAGTTTAGAACAGCAAGCAAGGGGATTTTTGCCATCTGCTGTGGGGGGATCTTCGTCAACTTATTTAACAGATTATTATTGGCAAGGCGCTGGTTGGCGGGTGGTTGGGCTCGGCGGGAGTGCGAGGCATGGCGCGCTTGCGGGGGTCGCTTGTTGGGATGCCAGTAACGCTTCGTCGATTGCTGACGTTAGTATCGGGGGTCGGCTCTGCTTCTAAAACGTAGGACGCATGGGGCGTAATATGATAAAACGAACGGGACGAAAAACGAATAAGGCGTAAAATGCAAAACGAAAATGGTTTTCATATTTTAGTTGGCAGGTGGTTATACTCGGCAGGAATGCGAATAATGGCACGAATGCAGGAGTCACTTATTGGAATGCAAATAACACTTCGTCGAATGATAACATTAATATCAGGGGTCAGCTCAGCTTATATGATTTTTAAAGAATATGAAAACCTTGCCTCTTGGCAAAACATAAAAACCGCCTCACAAGTATTGGTAGGGAAACCGAAGATTCTGAGGCAAATAAGCAGATTATGAAAAGATACAATACTTTATATTCAAAGATATATGACATGGAAAATATTAAATTAGCACATAAAAATGCGAAGAAAGGGAAAGCGCACTACTCAGAAGTAAAAATGGTTAGTGCTGATCCAGACAAGTATTTTAAAGAGATACATTTAATGTTAAAGAATAAAACCTTTAAAAACTCAGAGTATAAAATGTTTATTAAAATTGATAAGGGCAAGAAACGAGAAATATTCAAACTTCCTTATTTTCCGGATAGGATTATCCATCACTGTATAATGAATGTTTTAGAGCCTATTTGGATGAAAACATTAATAGCAGATACTTATTCTTCACTCAAAAATAGGGGCATTCATAAAGGAGTAAAAAGAATTAAAAAGGCATTAAATGATAAAGAGAACACCCAATACTGTTTAAAAATGGATGTTAAAAAGTTTTATCCTTCCATTGATCATGATATTCTAAAACAGATCGTTAGAAATAAAATAAAAGACAAAGAATTGTTGTGGCTTCTTGATGAAATTATTGATTCTGCTGATGGTGTCCCAATAGGAAACTATTTAAGTCAGTATTTTGGGAATCTTTATTTGTCTGGCTTAGATCACTGGGCAAAAGAACAAAGGCATTGTAAATACTATTTCAGGTACTGTGATGATATTGTGATTTTAGATGGGAATAAAGATAATTTATCAAATTTAAGGAAAGAAATATCAGAATATTTAAAATTGGAATTGAATCTCACTTTAAAAGAAAACTGGCAAGTATTTCCTGTTGATATAAGAGGAATTGATTTTCTTGGGTACAGATTTTTTCATGATTATACTCTGCTAAGGAAAACCACAGCCATCCGATTCAAAAAAAGAATGAAGCAAATCAAAGAGAATTATAAAAGCCTAACGCCAATCAATATATTAAGTGGTGTCATGAGTTATTGGGGATGGATGAAATATGCTAATTGCCACAGGTTACAAGGTAAATATATTGATAAGAAAATAAAAGATATTGTTAAAGCTGTTTGCATGAAAAATAAACTACATAATCTACTGGGGATCATTCATGGTTAATTATCCAAAATTTTCAGATTTTGCAGAAGAGGTAAAGCCTTTTGATGGGGATAAGAAACGGATTGATACTATTTTAAATCAAGCTATTCTTGTGGTGGATTTTAAAATTAAAAAAAGCAAGCAAAAACAGGATTCATTATATGCTACCATTCAATTCAAAATAGAAGATGTTACCTACATCGTTTTTACTGGATCGGGTGTTTTAATTGAACAACTTGAAAAATATAAAGACAACTTACCATTCTATACTGAAATTAAAAAAATAGATAAGTATTATACTTTTACATAAGGAGAACAAAAATGAAAGCAAATTCAAATCACCATCCGACAAGTTTCACAAAGTCGCATGGTAAAATATGGTTTAACTTTAATATTGTCGAGTTTCAGAAAACTGATGAACACGGAACCAGGACTGTTTATGATTATGACTACACAGAAGTTACTCCTGAAAATGAAGCTGAAATTGCTGTTCTTGCTGAAAAAGATGGGAATTTAAAAGAGGATTTACAGGAATTTAAAGTTAGCAAGGAACATAATTTTAAAGACTTTCGGGCCAAGAGAATTGATATTGTGTAAGAGAAATAGTTGTTGTAAAAATGTTAGGAAAGTATTGATAATTTGTATTTGGTTTGAGTGGATATGATAATTGGATTTTGTTTGTTTAAAAAGAGGTGAATATGGAAGGAATTGGAATAAATCAAATTCTGTGGGGAATTGTATCTTTCCTGTTTGTAATATCTTTCTTTTTTGTTAAGAGTTGGAAAGCTAATATTGATAAAGATATGGACAAGATTCAACTAAAAATGGACAGTAAAATATCTGAACGCACATGTATTGAAAGACATTCTGGAGTTAAAGAGGATACAAAAGCCCTATTTAAACATAAACATTCAAATCCAGGTGGGGAGGTGATTATACCATGAAACGAAGAAGGAATGATCATAAAAACCATATTTTACTTAGAAAGATTGGAATATTTATTTTTGTTTTGACATGGAGTATTGTATCATACTGGTTGGTGTGGCCTTACACGCCTATTGTTATAAATGGCCCATTGAAAATTCACAACCAGGATAAAGAAGTTAAAAAAGGTGAGTATCTTGTATATGAGATGGATATCAACAAGAAGATGCCTTTGCCAGCACAAATTACAAAGCAACTGGTAAATGATTTTATAATTACATATTCTCCTATTGTTGGAAATGTTCCAGTGGGCAAGAGAAAGATGAAAGTAAAAATTAAAATTCCTAGATCTGCTGAGTGTGGTGAATATGTTTTGATGTGGGAAGGACTTTACAAACCAAACCCAATCCGCAATGTTAGGGTTGTTGCATATAGCGAAAAATTTAATGTGGTTGAATCATGATTCATTTCAAAGATCATGAATTTAACTGCAAGTGTGGTTGTGGCCTTAGTATCGATGATATGGATGAGGATTTCCTTTATAAATTAGACAGAGCCAGAAATACAGCAGAAGTGCCTTTTGTCATCAATTCTGCTATCAGATGCACTGATCACAATCGGGAAGCTGGTGGTTCAAAAACATCAAGTCATCCAAAGGGTTGTGCTGTTGATATTAAAGCGGAGCATTCGTTTTATAGATTCAGGATTGTAACTGGATTGGTTAAGGCCGGGATAACCAGACTTGTGATTTACCCAACCTTTGTTCATTGCGATGATGACCCGGACAAGCCAACAGAATTAATGAGTTACAGAAAGGGGTAAGGGATGCAAATTTTAAAAGATTTAATTCAATTCATAAAGGATTTAAAGCCTGCGACAAAGATGTTTGCAATGGGATGTTTTACGGTTATTATTTTATCACTTATCGGTGCTGCTGCATACACAGGGAATTTCGATTTGTTATTGAGTTTATTTGATAAAGGGGTTGAGGCTAAAAAATGAAGCAGATAGGCTATGCTGAAGCAAGGAACATTATCAAGGCAGGAGATGTAATATCTTTTGGTGGGAAGGGTTTTATTTCCAATGTTATAAAAGAGGTTACCGATTGTGCTGTGTCGCATGTTGGAATTATTTTAAGCACTCAGGTTGATTTTGGCTTGAGTTTGGTGCAGATAATAGAGTCAACAAGTTTAGGCGATGGTTTTGCGGGGGTACAAGTAAACCGCATGAGCGATAGAGTAAGGGATTACGATGGTGAGATATGGTTATTGCCATTGAAACAAGAGGTCAGGGAAGAGATAGATATCATAAGCTTAGTTTATTTTCTCATAAGCCAAAAAGGGAAAGAGTATGATACCCCACAGGCTATAGGCAGTGCAATTGATTTCCTTCCAGAACAGCGAGAAGATCTTGATAAACTGTTTTGCTCTGAGTTAGTATTCTCTGCGTTAGAAACTGTTGGTGCTGTTCCATCTGGTAACGCATCCGAACAAACGCCAGCAGATGTTTGCAGCCTTGGTATTTATAATGCTCCGATTCAGATCAAGGGTGACTTGAAGGAAATGTTCAGCTAATTCTCTTTATTTATATGCACTTCCCGCAAAAGAGTCATTTTGATACCAATATCATGACCAGGCCCGTCCGGATCCGGATCTTTTTGGTATCAATTTATTTTGATCACTAAGTGATCAAAATTTTTCTTCCAAAAAGCTTGAAAGCTGGTCGGGATGGGGTGATTCGAACACCCGACCCCAGCGTCCCGAACGCCAGGACGTATATTTAACGCCTTGTTTTTATTAAATAATTTGGAGTTTTTTTTGATCACTAAAAGTTAGTGATCAGACACTACTTTGCCCCTGCATCTTGTTTCTTTTGTCCTTTCAATACTTTGCTGAAATTAATTATTTTTTCGTTTTCTGTTGGGGCGGGTGTTTGCAGGTCCGGCAGCCGGTCTATTTGTTTTCTTAATAATTTTTTTGATATGTGTTGATAAATTTGTGTTGTGGTATCGGTCCTGGAATGACCGGCAATCTGTGAAACCGATTTTAAATCCCCGTCATTTTCTAACATCATTGTGATGGCTGCATGACGAAAATCATAGGGCCTGATCCTGCGGGTGATCCCGGCCCGCCTTTTTGCCGCCTTAAAAGCATTTTTAACGGTTTTTATAGGCAGGTCATTAAAAGAAATAAGATTTTTGCAAGTGTTTTTTTTGTCCTGTTTTTTCCATCTTTCAAGATCTTTTAATAGTTCATCATGCAAAGGGACCACCCGAAAAGGGATCCCTTTTTTTTTGGCTGAAATTATAAATATTGTTTTTTCATCAAAATCAACGTCTGCCCAGGTCAGGCGGAAAAGTTCTGTGGCCCCTGGGCGCAACCCTGTGAAAAAAGATATTTTTAAGGCCCGGATCAGGTGCGGGGCGGCCTGGGCAATAATGGCCAGGGTTTCTGTTTTGGTCGGCGGTTTTATGATGGCATTGTCTTTTTTGGGTTTTTTGTGACCCTGGACAGGGTTTCTGATAATGTAATGATTGGTCACAGCCCAGTTTAAAATTGCCTGGATGTCGCATAATTCCCGGTGGACTGTTGACCGGCTGATAAATCGGGTGGATCCATCCGGGTTTTTTAGTGTTTTAATTTCAGGTTTTTCTTTTGTCCCGGCCATCACAGTGCGGGCAGTTGAAAGTCTTTTTAAGACATATTGATCCAGTCTTTTATGGGTGATCCCGGGCGCCTGCAAATGGCCGATTTCCGGCAGGATGATTTTTGATAATTTATAATTTAATGCGTCAACTGTTGACTGGGCCAGATCGGTTTTTCTTTTAATGGTCAGATATTCAACGGCCAGTGATTCAAAAAGGACGCTTTTATCCAGTGGGTCCTGAAAATTGTATGGTTTGATTGCCCCGGCGTTTTTCAGGCCCAGGTCATATTTTTCAGCCTGGGATCTGGCAGCCAGGCCATGGCCGAAAAATTTTCTTTTTTGTTTTCCTTCAATATAATACTGGCAAAAATGCCGCCCGTCTTTTGTGGTATGAATACTCATTTTAATGCAAACCAAAACCGCCGGTAAAAAAGAACAGGATCAGCAGGACCACTATCACAACACAAACAATATTTAATGTTGAAAAATTCCAGCTGCCGCACTTGGGGCAGGATTTTGCTTCCTGGGCGATTTCATGTCCGCAGTTTTTGCATTCTACTAATTTGCTACGTGTAAAAGTCATGTTATATTAGCTCCATTTTTCATAAGCTTTTCAACTGTCTTTTTTTGTTTTCTTAGATTATTTTGTTGTTCTGCAATTTGATTCTGGATTTTTTTAATTTTGAATAGTTCTTTAAACAGGTCTGTTTGAAAAGCCAATTTATTAGCCTTATCCATATCGGTTCCTTGGCCAATATCATGCAGCATATTTGAATCGCCCATGGCCAGTTCTATTTTATGTTTGCACAGTTTTGAAAATCGTCCTGCAGGACAATCGCAATGGATAGTCAGGGTTTGTTTTGATTTTGTGAAAGTAACAGAGTATGTTACATCCTTGCTGGAGCTTTTTGCTAATAGTTTTATTTCCATTTTCCATTCCTTTACTAGGTAATATTACCTATATACGAAAAGGTGTTTTTTTTTTGGTGGTAATGCTGCCCGGGTAAAAATCACTGAAATAAATCAAGGCGCCTATCGGCGCTGTCCTTCCCCCGATGCGGCGTCCCTGCTAATTTCCTTTCCTTTATCTTTGCATTTTTTTGAAATTTGGGACAATTCAAATTTTACTTGATTGTAAAGCCGTTTAAATGTCCCGGGGTCCCGTTCTTCTATTTTGACCAGTAATTTATTGAATTTTGTTGCTGTTTTTTTGTCTGAAAATTTTTTAGTCGCATTATAATGTTCTTCATCTTCAATGGTTTCAAATCTGATGACATTT